CATCACAAGCTACATCACCGCTGCCACCTCTTATGCAGAAGGCTATCAGAAAAAAGTATCGGGATTCTATGATACAAACCCCATGGATCCGACCACAGAACAGGCTGTCATTATGCTATCATCTCATTTTTACGAAAGTCGGGATGGTAGCACTGGCGGCTTTTTTCAAGATAAGGTGGATGCCAGTGAGCAGGTGTGGCGTGTGGTGAACATGCTTCTCCGCATGAATAGGGACGTGGTCATATGAGTTTTGGAATGATGCAAACCTTTATTGAAATCTGTAGCACCAACTCGGTGAAAGATGAAGAAGGCTTCGTGACAAAAGATGAAACACTTCTACTAAAAACCAGAGCCTATAAGGAAAGCAGGCATGGCAATGAAGCCTGGAAAAACAGGGCAAGCTTTACTACAGCCACTGCCCTTTTCAGGTTTCGTAAACCACCTGCTATTGAAATCAGTATGGCTCATTTATTGGTGTGTAAGGGTGAAAAGTACAATATTTTGAGCGTTGAAGATATCAGAGAAAAAGGCATGTATGTGGAGGTGCTGGCAGAAAAAGTTACAGGGTCAAAGGGGTGATGAGCATGGCAAAAGCGACGTTTAAGATGCCAGAGGATTTTATCAATAAGCTCTCAAAGCTGAATAACAAGTTTGACGAGATTGTACCGAGGGTCCTTCAAGAAGGTGCAGAGCCAGCCATCAAGAAGGCTAAAAGCAATCTAGCCCTTCGTATTGGTCAGGGAACAAAGGAACCATCCCAGTCAAAGGGTGAGCTACTAGCCTCTCTTGAATCCTCGAAGCCGGTGCAGAACTATAAAGGGGATTGGACGCTTCGTGTGGGTATTCCGACAACCAAAGACAGTAAAGGTGTATCCAATGCGCTGAAGGCTGCGGTTATCGAGTATGGTAAGTCCGGTCAACCGCCAAAGCCATGGCTCAAGCCCTCAAAAAGAGCGTCTAAAAAGGATTGTATAGCAGCAATGAAAGATGCGCTGGATAAGGAGATTGAAAAATTATGAGCTTACTTGCAGATTTAAACCACATACTAACATCCTTAAACATTCCAGTGGAGACTGGTGTGTTTTCAGATACACCACCAGAGGAATACTTGGTCATCACACCCATGTCAGACAGGTTAGATCTCTTTGCAGATAATGAGAGCTATATGATCGTGTCAGAAGCCAGGTTGTCCCTTTTCACAAAGAAGAACTATAGCAAACGAAAAAAGGAGCTGACAAAAGCCCTGCAAGCAGGAGGCATGACCATAACGGATAGGCAGTATGTGGGCTACGAGAACGATACAAAATTTCATCATTACGCCATTGACGTAATGAAAGAATATGAAACGGAGGAAGATTAGATGGCAACAATCGGATTGGACAGTTTATATTATGCCAAGATTACAGAAGACCAAAGTGGCATCGAAACCTATGGCACTCCAAAAGTGCTGGCTAAAGCCATGACAGCAGAACTAAGTGTGGAGCTAATTGAAGCGATACTTTATGCAGATGACGGAGCCAGCGAGGTCGTAAAAGAGTTTAAGAGTGGCGCACTGACCCTTGGAATTGATGACATTGGTTCTTTGGTAGCGCAGGATTTAACAGGCTGTAAGATCGATAGCAACAATGTGGTGGTATCAAGAAGTGAAGATGGAGGAAGTCCTGTAGCCATAGGGTTTCGTGCTAAAAAGGCTAATGGAAAGTACCGATATTTTTGGATGTACAGGGTTATCTTCAGTGTTCCTGCCACAAGCCTTGCTACAAAAGGTGACTCCATTACCTTTAGCAGTCCCACCATAGAAGGAACGGTATTTAGACGTAACAAGCTAGACGGTGAAAACAAGCATCCTTGGAAAGCAGAAGTCACTGAAGGTGATAACGGGGTAGCACCCTTAACAATTTCTGGTTGGTTCACCTCAGTTTATGAACCGGATTTCACACCGGTAACACCAACCATAACCATCACAACACAGCCAGCTACTTTGACGGAGGTTACTGAAGGAGCTATTTCAGGAAGCCTTTCAGTTGTGGCAAGTACCAATACCTCAAATCCTGTGACGTATCAGTGGTATGAAAATTCCGTTGACAGCTCTACTGGCGGTACAATCATCAACGGGGAAACATCTGCAAGCTTTGATATTCCAACAGACCTGCTGGCAGACACTTATTACTATTACTGTGTTTTAAGCTCTAGTGGTGCAGAGAGTGTAACAACCTCAGTGGCAACTGTTGTTGTATCGTAAGGGGAGGAATGATCATGGCAGATGAAAAATTAAAGATTGACGAAACCGCTGAAGAAAGAAGTACTACCATCGATATTGGGGGCACTGAGTTTAAAATGGTCCTCACCACAAAGGCAACAAAGGAAATTGCTAAGCGTTATGGCGGGCTTGAAAACTTAGGCGATAAGCTGATGAAAACTGAGAACTTTGAACTCGCACTCGAGGAGGTTGTGTGGCTCATTACACTTTTGGCAAATCAATCCATCCAGATTCATAACATTAAGAATAAGGATGATAAAAAAGAGCTTATTACTGAAGAGGAAGTGGAACTTCTCACCACACCTTATGATCTGGCGAATTACAAGAATGCCATTATGGCCAGCATGATGAGAGGTACTCAAAGGAACGTGGAGAGTGAACCCTCAAAAAACGAGGTGGTCGGGTAAGTGATCAAGAACTCTTTACCCGACTGATTTACTATGGCACAGCCCATCTTAATAGAAATGAAGACGAGGTGTGGCTGATGCCAATTGGATATTTGATGGACCTTTGGGAATGCCATAAGCAGTTTATTGGCATCTCAAAACCAAGAAAGGAATATACCATCGATGAGGTGATTCCTGAATGGATCTAGTGAAATCACATGTTCATTACGCTGATATCTAAATTAATTAGATAAAAACACAGAATGGAACCATTGATTACGATGACACCGGAATTAGGTGTCTTTTTTCATGCCCTGAAGGAGGAGGTGAAGAAGTATGGCAGGTGATAATTTTGGGTTCAAGCTGGGAATTGAAGGGGAGCGAGAATTCAAGAACGCTTTAAGAGATATCAATCAAAGCTTTAAGGTGCTGGGATCTGAAATGAACCTGGTCACATCCCAATTTGATAAGCAGGACAAGTCAGTTAGGGCTATCACTGCAAGAAATGAAGTCCTGAACAAAGAGATTGATGTACAGAAAAATAAAATCAGCACCTTGGAATCTGCCCTTAAGAATGCCGCTGAATCCTTCGGGGAAAATGACAAGCGAACAAAAGCCTGGCAGATTCAACTGAATAATGCCAATGCTGATCTCAACAAGATGGAAAAAGAGCTGGATGAGAATAATAAAGCTCTTGATGCTGCCAGTGATGGGTTTGATGATGCAGGCAAGGAAGCTGATAAGTTCAGTGATGAAGTTAAAGACTCTGCAAAGGTTACAGATGAAGCTGGTGGAAAGTTTGAAAAGCTGGGTTCTATCCTAAAGGGTGTAGCCGCAGGTATTGGTGTTGCTATGGCTGCTATTGGAACAGCTGCAGTGACAGCCGGTAAAAAACTCTATGATATGGCTAATGATGCTGCGGCTGCAGGTGATGAGATTGATAAAGCCAGTCAGCGAATTGGTCTATCTAGACAAGGCTATCAAGAGTGGGATTATGTTTTATCGCAAAATGGAGCAAGTATTTCTACACTCGAAAATGGCATGAAGAAGCTAAACAATACGGTGGATGATGCCATCAATGGTAGTTCTTCTGCCACTGAGAAGTTTGAGAGACTGGGCATCTCCATGGCAGATCTTCAGGGGAAATCTCGTGAAGAAGTCTTTGAGATGACGGTAAAGGGACTTCAGGGAATCGCTGATGAAGGAGAAAAGGCTGCCATTGCCAATGATCTGCTTGGAAACGCATCTGTGGAGATGGCAGCACTACTAAACCAAAGCGCTGATAGCACTGAGAACTTAAAGAACAAAGCCAGTGAACTGGGTCTGGTCATGAGCGATGAATCTGTGGATGCTGCGGTGAACTACACCGATGCCATGGATAACCTTACCCGCTCCTTCACCGGTGTGAAGAATAATATCACATCTCAGCTTCTTCCAGGCTTCACCATGGTCCTTGATGGCTTGACGGGACTTATCACCGGTCAAGAAGGAGCTGCAGAACAATTAAGGGAAGGGGCAAGAGAGACAGTTGAACAGATTGCTGTTATTCTTCCTCAAATATTAGAGGTGGTTACAGGACTTATTTCTGCCATTGCAGAGGTGGCTCCTGATTTAATCATTGCCCTTGTGAATGGAATTTTAGATAACCTGCCGACACTGATTGAGGCGGCTACCAATATTATCATGACCATTGTGGCTGGACTCATTGAGGCACTGCCACAGATTACCGAAGGTGCACTTCAACTTGTGTTAACCTTGGTAGATGGTATCATTTCAAATCTACCGGCTCTCGTGGAAGCGGCCCTAGTGATGATTGTAACCCTGGCCACCGGACTTGGAGAAGCACTACCAGAGCTGATTCCATCCATTGTTGAAGCGGTAATTCTTATTGCTACAACGCTGATTAATAACTTGGATTTGGTACTGGATGCAGCCTTTCAGATTATCAGTGGATTGGCGATGGGGATATTAAATTCCCTACCAACATTGATTCAAGCCCTGCCGCAAATCATTAATAGTATCATTACTTTCATCACAACCAATCTGCCCAAAATCATCGAGATGGGGGTAAAACTAACGGTTCAATTGGCTGCAGGGTTTATCCGTGCTATCCCTCAGTTGGTGGCACAGATTCCTCAGATTATTACTGCAATCGTTACAGGTTTAGGTAGAGCCATTCCAGCCATGATGGATGTTGGTAAGAATATCGCCCGAGGGCTATGGGATGGAATCGCTTCAATGATCAGCTGGCTTAAAAATAAAGTCAGTGATATGGTGGGCGGTATCGTCAAAGGAGTCAAAGGCGTCCTGGGTATTCGGTCACCATCTAAAGTGTTCGCTGGTATTGGTGCTAATATGGGCGAAGGTATCGGAGAAGGCTTCGAAAAAGCCATGGGGGACGTGGAGAAAGATATGCAGGGAGCAATCCCTACTGACTTTGATTTAGATTTAAACTCTCAAGTTTCAGGAAGTCTGGGTGGTTCTGAAGGGGCAGTCTTTGATGTGACTATCCCTCTTACCATTGATGGGAATATACTAACAAGAGTTATCGCCCAGCTTCAATGGAACCAGAATACCGTAACTGTTCGAAACCTTGGAGTGGCAGGAAATTGATAGAGAGGAGGGAGACCCTTGATTGAAATTTACGCAGGAGCAACACTAATTCAATCCATTAAGAAAGTCATCAGTTCAAATCAAAGA